GCATTATCAATATAAACTTTATATGCTGCAAATTCATCTGTAAAAATACCATCAAATGTTACATCTGCTGTAGATGATGATATATTTACAGAACCTAAACTTACTAAGTCTTTTATCCCACCTTGTATTGCCATTAGATTTTTAATATAAATGGGTCTGATGCTTCAAAATTAACAGTTACAGTACCACCATCTGGTGTAGCAGGAAACCCAACTCCTTCTGATTGTATAAATAATAATGTGCTTGTAGATGAGTTAGCAGTAGAAACAAATAAAACAACTCCATTAATGACTGAGTTAACTGCAACAGATGGTATATCTATATTGTCTGCATCTAATCTACCAGATGATACTGCAACATTTGATAAGGAACTACTTGCAATCCTAGCAGCTACAGGAATGTCATTTAGATTGTCATGAGCAGCATTAAATGTATAAAGTGTAGTATTAACTAGTGTAACTCCAATTGTTGCTGTTGCTAGATTTATACTACCAGTTGCAAAAAATTGTCTTGCTGTATCATAAATATGAGCCATAAGCTAATTTTACCTCAATATATAATCTATTCCAATAAGCATTAACATAATCCCACCAAAAAAATATATCAAACCTTTTAGTCGCATCATATCGTTTCAATAATTATTTCACCTGAATAATGCTGTCTAAAATATGGTTTTATAAATCTATCAAATGGTTCTTGCATACCAACTATTCTTACTTCATAAAAACTGTTTGGAAAAGTATCATCTTCAATATATCTTAAATTTGTTGCTGTTGCAAAGTAACTGTTAATAATACTAACATCACTTGATGCTACAAATGTCATTGGTATTTTAAATCTTCTAAAAGAAGCAGCAGGTGTTATATAGGTAAAAAGCTTACCACCTTTTGTTCTTATATCTTTTTTATCGAACATATGTTCAAATGTATAACCATATGTAGCACTATCACCAACATTTAAATAATTTGAATTTGGTAAACCGAGCAATTGAGCCATTATCTGTTCTCCCTAAATTGTAGAGTTGTTGTGTTACCCTGTTGTCCTAAAGTGTTAAGTGCTGGTAGGATTTTTTCTTGTGTAAGAGCTGTCCAAAAAGATAAAGGTTTTGCAGTTAAAGCTTCATCTATTTGAGCATTTGGTAATATTTCTAATCTTTGTATTACTATTGTACCACCAAGTTTATTATTAGGAATTATCTCTCCTGCTGAGTCAGGCACAAATAGTTCTGGTCCCTCTTCTCCTACTATTGATGGCATACCTACAGGTGGTCTACCACCATCAGCGAATAAACCTGCAACTTTTTTAGCTCCTGCTTTTACACCTTTTATGATACTACTACCTCCAGGTATATTTTTTATCGCACTACTTAAACCATTAAATCCAGAAGTCAAAGTTGCAATTTGTTTTCCTCCAATAGCTTTATTTAAATCTGTTAAACCAGTAAGTTTTAGTGGTACTTTTTTAAGATCTGGTAATAACCCACCAACTATATCTTTACCAACACTTTCAAGTTTCGGACCAAGAATAGCTGCAAAAGGACCAGCTCCTGCTGCTGCTAATGCAGCAGTTCCTAATTGACCATTAGAACCACCACCTATTCCAGCAAGATTTAATCCTGATGGAAGAGATGAACCAAATATTGGGTCACCTGCTCTACGTTCTATACTACCTCCACGACCAGGAGTTCTGCTTCCTCTTGAACGTCCAGAACCACCATCTTCACTTAATCCCTCTGCAATTTTTTGCTGTCGCTCTAACATTTTTGTTTGTAGTTCTAGTACTGTTACGAGTTCTTCTTCTTTTTTTCTTCTCTCATCTACTACATCTATAATTTTACCAATAACTGTACGAACACCAATCTGAATAAGTGTTTCAAGAATTGTAATTCCTATTTGTTTCAAAATACCTGTAACTGCATCTTTAAAGTTTTCAGCACTAACAAGAGAACGTGCAAATGCAGCAGATATCGCATCAATACCTTCTGTTATTTGTGTACCAATTGTTTCACCTAACTGTGTAGCACCTTGTTCAAGATTTTGAGTCCATTGTCCAAATTGTTGTCGTACTGCTTCTAAAAGAGTTTGTGTAAGACTTAAAGAAACATTAAAATCTTCTATACTCTTTTTACTTTTATCTGTTGCTTCTTTTGTTGATATTAAGCTTTTTATAAAATCTTTAAACGCTATACCTAAAGTTATTAATATTGAAGCAATTGCAAATATAGGATTTGCTTTTATCACAAGTGCTAAAGTTCTAAATGCAGCAATTGCTGTAGTAACAGATGCAGTTATTGTTGCAAAAAATGCAGCAACTTTAAGTTTTATCAATAGTCCAAATCTCGCTAGAAGTAATCCTACTGTTATTGCTAAATTATCAAAAAGAAAATTAAGAACTACAATTGCACCTTGTAGAGCTTTTAAAAATCCTTTGAATGCAACTTCTAAACCTGTAAAAATTTTCGCTATTAATTGAACACTAGACTGATTTTTCATTAGATCTCTAAAAGTTTTAAATATTTCAGTTGATAATATATTAAATCCTTGAGATATTGTTACGTTTGTTTTTAAGAATAGTTTTTCAATCATTTGAGCATTATTGCCCAAAGCATTTAACATAACTCTTGGTGTAATTTTACCTTGTCTTGCTAGTTCTCTAAGTTCTGTAACACTTCTACCAGTAGCTTCTGCAATCAAATCAATAATAGATGGTAAAATTTCTGATATTGCTCTAAATTCATCACCCTGAAACCTACCAGATTGTAGAGCTTGAGAAAACTGTAGCAAAGCAGAACGAGATTCGTGCATTGATACACCTTGTACAGTAAGCAATTTATTAAAAAGTTCAGTAGATTTAAGAGATTGCTCTTGTGTAATATTTAAAGTTTTTGATGCTTGTTGAATTCTAAAAAAAGCTGTAGCTGTTGCTTCAAGTGGTTGTCTTGATCTTTTAGCACTATCTCCAACTCTTTGAAAAAGGTCATCAATTTTTTGACTAGGTGTTAAAGCTAATTTAATTCTGTTTTCTATTCTTTGTGTAGCATCAGCAAACTCTAATAATTTTGTAGTTGCTAACACACCAACATAAGCTATTATAGATGTTCTTAATCTACCAAAACCAGCAACTAACATATTATTAGAAGCTGCTAATGATTTTGTACTCTTTGCAATTCTTTGTTGTTGTTTGTTGGCAGTATTTAATTGTTTCTGTACTTGTTGAATGCCTTGTGTTGCTTGATTAACAACTTTAATTAAAACTTCTAATGTTTCTGTAGCCATTTACTTCCTTGCCTTTTGACGTTCCCTTTTGGAAATTATACCATGAAGTTGATTGATTTCATCAGTTGTAAGTTGTTCTACGTCTTTTTTTGTCCAGCGATAGTGCACGGCAAAGAAATCTATTATTTTTAAGAACTCTCGTTGTTCTCTGCTGGACTTACCCCTAAAAAATGTGTAACTATATCATTTAACTTAGACATCTCTTGCATATTGCAATTATCAAGTAACCAATCAATATTTACACCTTCTTGTTGTTCAGATACAGATAAAGCAGTTCCAACTATTTTTATTATTGTTTCAATGGGTGCATTTTGTCCCATTTCAGTAAGAGAACCAGCAGTTTTTTCAAGCTCTGCTATTTGACGTAAAGTCGCAGGTTCTATGTTAAGTTCTTTGTCTTTTATTTTGAACTTCATGAGTTTCCTCCGTTATTAATAAGATGTTCTTGTATTTTGTACTGTAACCCTTAGTGCATAACTTGATGATGTATCAAACTCAGAATTTCCTTCATATGAAGCAGTTATTCTGCCTGGTCCACCTATTGGACTAGTATATGTTTGATAATTTACTTTTGGTAAATCAAAAGACATAAAGTTATTGTTGCCACCACCTATACTATCTCCAGTAATAGAGAAAATAAATCTTCTCCTTGATTGTGCTCTAAAAGCATTGTATTCAGCTTGAGATGAAAAGTCTTGATCCCCAGCTACAGTAATTGTTCTAAATCCTGTTCTTTTGACTTTACCATGAACTTTTTGTCCGTTAAGTGTAGCTACACCTTCTATTGGATTATCAATTGTAATTGTTGCTGATTCAAATTCACCATTACCTTCTGCTCCTACTGATAAAGAAGTTTCATTCCATGTAAAAGGATCTGCTGAGATATAGCTTGGTGTGGTTGGATTCATTAAAGATGAAGTTCTAGCATGAACTGTTGCAGTTGCATTTATGATTCCACCTGCTGTTATTTCTAGAGCAAGTGTATGAATCATTGCATCTGTATATTGATAAGCAGAACCTACTGCTTTGTATAAATTAATTGTATATGGTGGTAGAGTAAAGTTTGCATCAAATTCAGTTTGTGCTGGTACAAATTCATGAATTGCTTTAGAACTTGAAAAAGTTGTTGTGCAATTGTTCATCACAGCTTTTAAGAAAATTCCAAAGTATGATGGATGTGGTTCAAATACAATATCGCCAGTTACATTGTTGATTCCTTCTAATGTATTAGGGTTATCATAAACATTTCTTAAATTTTCTGATTGTAGTTGTTCTATGTTTTCTGTTAAAGATTCAGATACAAACGGAACATAATCAAAAGCAGATGTTGCTGTTCCCACTGAATTTTGTTTAGATATTGCTAAGTAGCCACCGATTCCGTAACCCATTATTCTTTACTCTCCTTTTCTTCTTTAGTATTCCCTGTTTTTGCTTTTTTTGCAATACCCTCAGCAATTAAATCTTGTGCTACATTATCTGGCACATCAATCTCTTTACCTTTTTCTGCGATACCATATTTAGGGATTTCTAAACCTGAAATTAAAAATTTTATCTTCATTATTCTTTGACCTCACAGTCTATCGTTAATGATACACCTTTAAAAAACCCAAGTCCAGAGGTATTTTTCTGATTGTCAAACTCACCTGGTCCAAATTTAAAATATAAAATATTGTTAGATAAAGTTTTGTTTTCTTTTAAAACTTCTTTTACTTTTCCAAGCATTGTATCTCTGTTCGTTGCACCTGGTAAATTTTCTAAACTAAAGTCATAACACCAGATCTGTATTCTCAAACTTGTCAAGTATGGAGTTGCTCCACCTATTGTCGTTGTATCTTCAAGAGTTGTGTAAGAATCTAAAAATATAGCTATATATGGACATTTTTCTGCATTAAGAATATATTCTGACTCAACTTCAATTGTAGAACTTCTACCACCAAAAGCATTTGTTCTACTGTCAGCATCCAATATTGATTTTATCGCATTTTCAATTCCAAGATAATCTATTATAGCCATTACAGTTGTGATAATCTCCTTCTTAAATTTTCTATGTAAACTTTTTCCACACTTCTCATAAGTGAAGATTTTTGTGGAATCATTGGTCTTGCTGGTGTTCTATCAAATCCTCTTTGATGTTGTGCTGCATATGGTATCAAATTTTTTACAGAAGCAAATTTTGTATCACTAGAAGGAACAAAACCTGCTTTTAATTTCCCAAATTCAACCAATATCGTATTTTTATTTTGTTTCTTTTGAGCAATCCTTGATACAGATAATCTTTGCCACGCAGGACCCTCATCACCAGCTTGTCCACCCTGATTAAAGTATCCTTGTATCTTTTGTCTAATATTTTCACTAATTAATGAATTTCTATTTCTTGTTGGCGTAAATTCTTCTTCTATAATTTTTAAAGCTTTTTTAAGTGGCTCAAAATCTATTTCTAATTTTGTAACAATCATTAATACAATGATGGATTATAGTCTTGGTCTTTTACAGCATCTAACTCATCATCCATTCTATCTGAATCAATCACCTGATATGTTTCATCTATCATAGTAAACGTTGGATCATAATTCATAGTGTTACTAAATATTGTATCACCAGGATTGTAAGGAATAAGTTCTAATGATGAAGTATATAATCCTATATCTCCTGTATTTATTTTTTGTAAGTAATCTTTTACGTCATCAAGTCTTTGCTGCACATAAACATTGGTCGAGCCAACTTCTTGTGTAAAAAATCTCTGTAATATCTTAACTAATGAGTATTCTGTAGATAATGTCCTGATTATCGGTGGTGTAGAGCTAAAAGGCAGGGTATAACCATTGATTAGATGCCCATTTATCTCATTTTCGGCTTGGTCAATATAAAAACTTATATTTGATGAGCTAACAGTCGACAGACTGCCCACTCTAGGATAAAGGTCTAAAACATTTTCTACTGTTGTATAACTTGGCATAGTTTTATTATATAATATATAAATAGATATGGAAAGCAAACGTTCTCGATTGACGAAAATAATAAGGGGTATATTTTTTCTATGAGAGTCAAGTACCGACATGTCAGTATCAAATGGCTTGACGCCCAGTCATCTACAGAATGGAAACCCCTAGAAGAATCAGATAATCAAAAACTCGCCCTATGTATATCTACAGGGTATGTAATCAATGAATCAGAAGAGTCTATATCTATAGCATCAGACTTTGCTAGTAGCGATAGACTTGAAATAGATAGCTTTGGTAACGTTATAACCATACCCTTAGCCTGTATAGTTAAGATCACTACATTAGACTAGACAAAAATAATATGGGAGCCCATTTACTGTAATAGTAGTATAACTATTGTACATACATTGATTATGGCATATATATATTTTATAAATAATTTTTTTTGATTATTATTGACCTAAAATAACAAATAAATATACAAAAAGCTTATAAAGATACCTAAAAAAGAATTAAAGGCTCTCTATGGCTCTTAAAATGCGTTACAATGGTATAAAAGGGGGAGAGATGAAAAAGTA